GTATGAATAACGCCCTCAATATCTGTAGAATAAGAATAGGATGGATTAGGTAAATTGTTTATTGTATCCATATATTTATCAAAATTGGAATTACCAAAGTTATTTATATTTCCTTTTTTACTATCCGTATTTGTTAAACCCGCATTCTGTATTGAAGTTATGGTCCAGTCTCTAGTAGTTTCGACCTCTATATACCAACCATTTGGGTTTGGGTTTTCTTCAGTCAGAACATTGATGGACTCGATGGGACGCTCTGTAGACAGTGGAAGTCCTGCCTGCGATTGGGTGATAGGGGCCACTGGTTCTGGGTTGCTATCACATGGGGCATCACACAGGTATATTGGTTTATCGATGCGACTTTTGTCTTTATTTACTCGTTCTTTTCGTAAACAGTTCACAGTATTGGTGTATCCATTCCTATGTAATAATGATATTAGGTCACCAAAATTAATTGTTGGTTCAGGTACAACTGTATTATCTTTTTCCCAGAATTTCCATTTGATGCCTCCTCCTCCTCCTGTATGAGTTGTTCGTGCTTTTCTACGAGTTCTTCTGGTTTTACCACGTTTCGCTTTTCGATTTCGTGTAGATTTCATTCGTTTATATTATATAACTTGATAATATTTTGGACCCACGCCGTCATCACTTCTCTATAAACACCTCTCGTTCGACGCTTTTCATAATCTTGCGCGCCCCCACCGGGTCATCCTTGATTTCATGAAGGACATTCCGAATCATCTTATGATGGAAATCTTGCAACCGGCTATTTGTCTCCCACCCCGGATGTAAATCCATCCACTTTTTCACTGCAAAGTATTCTTTGTTCGCGATATCCACAAACGCCTGGCGCATCCGCGCATTCCCTTCATCTCTCGCCCATTGATGATTGTCCCGCACATAAATCGTATCTCGCTTCTGGTCGGTACAATGAATCGGGCGTTTATACAGGTCCAGTTGTTTCAATCCGTCAATCATGACCTTACTAATCCCTTCAACGAGTCCCTGGTTCCGCGTATATGTGAGGTCGTCCATCGTGATTTCGAGAGAATTGACAAAATCCGAGAGATTCACCGCATCTTTACACTGTTCATTCAAGAAAAAGTTCAAATTGAACTGGTTGTTGTTGGTGTTATTCACTATAATATTGCGTTCCTTGCTTAATTCGATGATTTGCTTTTGCAGTGTTTTATTCTGGTCCAATAACTCGAATACGAGTGAATTGACGAGAGATTTCTTGTTTCGTTTCTTGCCTGTTGTAAGTGCCGAAATCATCTTTCGAATATAATCCTTCAGTTTCTCATTCTGTTCGGTGAGAAGTTCAGACACGACAGAAGACGACGCATCAGATGCCGTATCTTGTTCATGATGAAAAAATGTCGATGACGACGTCGATGACTTCGATGACTTCGATGACTTCGATGACTTCGATGAGGACGATGACGACACCGACGCCACATCACTGTTACTGTCGCTTTCTTTGTCGCTGTCCTGAACATCCGTCGTTTCCGATATTTCTACAGTCAGTTCTGGCTCTGGCTCCGCCCCCGACCCCGACCCCGGCCCAGGCCCAGGTTCTGGAAACACAGAATAATGAAAGACTCCGTCATCCACCTTTTTCCTGGATTTAAAACGATAGCGCACCATTCGGTTATTTTCATCATCACTAGTGATATCCACAGCTTCATCTTTGATTTCAGGTTCTTCGGCAACATTTGATAACCTCGACGTCATTCTCGACGTTTGGGTTGTCGTCGTCGTTGTCGTCGTCGTCGAAATGATAGAAACAGAAACAGTATTCACAACCGATTCTTGCGGATGCTTATGTACGGATTGGTTGTGTTGAAACTGAAGACAGGTTGATGTGTGTTTATAATAACTAGAACGGTGTGAATACGATTTTTTACAAAGGCAAATGTATTTCCCATCCTTCGTCGTTGGCCCAGCCACAGAAATTGTTTCATGAGCTGCGCCGCCAAAAATCTCCGCTTCAAAAACGGGAGCCATGGCCGTTACGGCCATTTCACAGCCGAAAATATTTGGTTTAAAATCAGATATTCCAAATAAAGTGTTCGGACACTTTTCGTCCATTTTTTCATCGTTCAAATTTGGTTTCATTTTTAAAATATATAAATTGGCATGTTCTCGGGCTTGGATTTCATTGGTACAAGCACATTCCGCCAGAATGTCACACTTCCAATTCGTCCATCCACCATTCATCCGAATACATTCGTATAACTTTGACTGAATCGAAATATCCAAAGTCTCACGCTTATGCTTATACTTCCGTTGTGTTAAGTTGGTAGTGTACGAAATGTACGCGTCCGAAATCGCCGGATTTTTACAAGTTAATCGGTAGACATAGGTCTTAGAGTAGTCAGTGTACTTTCTCGGCATTTTTGACCCGTTCAAATTTTGTCTTAATTTACCCCAATTTGTCTTATTTTACCCCAATTTTGTCTTAATTTTACCCCAATTATATAGGTAGACTACCACTCTATATACCGTCTATATTATAATTATAAGATATCTCTATTATCATTTCAGTGTGGCTGTGACCGGTAATTCATTTTACCCCAATGGTTTGGCAACATTCGCACCATCGATTGGTCTAAATGTTGCCATTCTCACATCAAAAATCGTACATCATCGTCAGGGGTTTTGTCTTAATTTGTCTTATTTTACCCCAATTTTGTCTTAAAGTGCAATTTGACATTCTGGTGATTTTGGCAACATTTACACCATATTCAGTCACATCACCAGAAAGCAAACGGCTATATATCCCGCTAACACAAAAAGGGTAAAATGGTATTTTTCCAAAAATGTCCAAATCCGGGTTTGGCCGTTTTACTTTTAAAACACGTTTTCGCGCATGTTTAGCCTGACGACTGCATATTTTGCGATTTTCGACGTTATTTTGGCAACATTCGCACGATGCATGGTCACGCTTTTTCGCACGGCACCTCCCGGCGCCATTTTGCGCCCTCCGGCGCCCATTTTCCGCCACACTGACTTTTCAAAAAGCTATAAGATAATGCTATATATGCTCTAGTTTTCAGTCAGGTGGTCGCAAATTACCGATAAAACATGACGGGTCAGTGTCAACGTGTGGAAACAATGTGTCGTCGTCGTATCTATAATAAATACAACTCATTGTATTCGATTATTGGTGGCGACGTGAATACGAATGAAGAAAACCGTAGTTGTTGATTTGGAGTTTATGCGACCATCGGTGGGTCGAGGTCGGTCGAGGTCGCGGTCAAGGTCAAGGTCCGGTAAACCGGTTACATCCGCTGCCGTATATGACGAAGACGACGACGACATCTTGAATCTTGGTGTATTATTACAGAAACATAAGGATGAATACGACGACGAATTCGACGACGACGCCTCGGACGCATCAGACGCAACGGACGCCTCGGACGCAACGGACGCCTCGGACAGCAGCGACACTTGTATTGAATCAGATAATTCACCTCCCGTAAAAGAACGAACGCACCCAAGCGTGAAGGATTCAGATTATGCGGTCGATTCCGACGATGACCTATTCCAATCGGTGCTAGATGAACCCACATTTCCGCTGGATGTGAATGCGATATTATCGGCAATGAATAAGGCCGAGAATAACACGATAGCGAATACAACACTCAAACGGATACACGCGCGAAGACATGAGATATTCGCGTCAATGAATCTCACGCCAGAGAAACTAGCCGAGTTTGAGCGGAAGTTACACATGTACCGGGTGATTGAAAATCCCCATGACCTAAAACATAACCAACTGATTCGTTGGATACCACTCAAGTCTCTCGAAGCGCGACCCTATGTAACATTGGGAGGCACATTATTCCGCGTGCGTGAAAATATAGAAGACAAGATGCATATTGTCACGATTCGGAATATAAAGCGGTTTGTATTCAATATTCGGTTTGAAATGAATGTCGTGTTTCAACGATTGAGTAATGAAGAACTGATGATATTACGTGCGGTGGAATATGTCGAGAATGACGGCGACGCAGACGACGCAGGTGACGCATGACGACCCTATGTATGTATATGTACACTGTTTATTGCAAATGTAAAATGGCACAAAATCTCATTTTACATTATTTTGTAATCAATATCTATATAAACTCATAAAATCATAAACTCATAAAATCATAAACTCAATTACATAGCGTTACGGGTTTGTAAAGAAATGTACATGTTTAGAATGCGGAAAACGCCAATGTACAGGATACCACAAGATAATTTACCTATTATGAATAAAATAATTGAAATATGTAATAACTACAATATTAAACCAGAATTCATTCAGACGCGCGGTCATGCTACTGGAATAGGAGATATATTATTTAGATTTTTATGCATACAAAATAAACTTTTTAATGATGTATTCTATATAAATTTGAACTATTTTACAAAACCTTATTATGGAATGGAACCAATAAACCAATTCGAGTTTAGAATAAAATTAATTATGGATATTTGTCGTTATAATGATATTCCATTACATCAAATTAAGTTTACTTTCAGTAATATATTAGATATTGAACACCGACTCCGTTATAATGAAATCACTGATTTTAATTTGAAGTTATGTACTACTGAAAACAACACTGAAAACAATACTAACGACAAAGAATATATTATTTTTCATACAAAATGTCGTCATACAAAGGAAGAAAACTACGTTACTTTAAAACAAAAGATAAAATTATTTTGTAAAAATAATAAATGTCATTACAAAATTATAATTATGGGAGAAAGAGTTATGCCTTATACAGATGAAGTTGGAGTGCATGATATTACAACAATTTATAATGAATTAATAGAATTAAAAGATGTAAATGATGTAGAAGATATTACAATTGAAAATATATACAGTAATCTTGATTACGAAAATTATAAAAAAGATATAGAAATAATTAAAAACGCTAAATATAATATATGTTTCGGTATAGGTGGGCAATTTTGTAGTTGTGTTTGTTTTGGTAAATCGACAATCGTGTATTGTAAAATAGACAATCAACTTAATACACGAGCATTTAATAAAACCAATTTTTATTTTAATAATATCGATAGTTGTTTAAAAAAACTTCAGGATTTATGTTTTGAATGTGAAAGTATTCCAAACTAGCGATTGTTATTTGCATGTTCGCCGGTATAGATACGCCTCGACTTCTTTGTAACATCCCGCGTCATCCTTGGGCGCAGTTTACCATTCTGTGTTTTACACTGAAACCCGTGTGACCGTAATCCCTTTGTATTGAAAATCGACCGCGTGCAATATGCGATACGACGGCCCTCGTCGCCAGACGACGACGACGACGTTGCTTTAATACAACGACACAATTTATCGGCTAGAATACGATGAGCGCGTTCCTTTACCGATTTCCTATTTTTACGCGTAACACGTCCGTGTCCATGTCCATGGTCGGACCCTTGATAATGATGAAGTATTTTCATGTAATCTCCGTGTGTCAATTTCATGTCTTCATCAATATCACTATCTGTATATTTCGCTATGTTTTTCATATGACGATTGATTCACACACCGCGCGAATTGTATTGTGTTATTACGTTATTGTAATATTGTAATATAATATTATTATACGAGTAATATAATAATAGTATGAAACCAAAGGTCGTCGCAATTGACGTAGATGAAACACTCGGACATTTCTCTCAATTCTCTTACTTTGGTCATACATTAGGACAATATTTCAACAAACCAGACATCATGTATCGTTATTTCAATGATTTAGTTGACTTGTACCCGGAAATTATACGTCCAAATATGGTGCGTATTTTGGATTATATCCGTAAAAAAAAGAATGCGGGTGTTTGTAGCAAGGTGATGATATATACGAACAATATGGGACCGGATAAGTGGGTCGCGCATATTCGCCGTTATTTTGAAGACAAACTGCGTGCCATGAAACAAAGCGGGGCGGGTGGTGGTCTCGCCATCGTTCCTCCGCTGTTCGACCATACCATCGGAGGGTTTAAACCGCAGAATGAACGAACCGCTGCGGCGTCGACGTCGGCATCGGCCTATCCCGAACGAACCACCACTCATAAAACAGTAAACGAGTTTATTCGTTGTGGCCGTCTTCCGGCCGATATTGAAATATGTTTCTTGGATGATGTCGAACACCCTAAAATGGTCGATGAACGCGTATACTATATTAAATTACAGGCATATCATTCGTATATTCCGTTTGAAATATTCGTCGTCCGATTTTTAAACAGCGCATTATACCGAGATGTGTTTTCGCATTTTCAGGTGCCATCGATTACGCCAGGAACGTCGTCGGCTGCTAAATCGCAGATTCTCTCGATTGAGATGAATAACCTACTCGTAAAGATTGCGGAAAAGGCGGAATATGATGTAAAAGCGAACCAGCGAAAAGTGAATCCACGCGAGATTGACGAAATTATAAGCAAGTATATTGTATACCATCTTCAACAGTTTTTCCGTGATAGTCCGGCGTCGGCGACGCATAAACCACGGAATAAGACCTCTAAAAAAAATAGTAAGGCAATTTCGACAAATCAACGACGGGTATATTATATTGACAAGACTACTGCTGTAAAGAATATGAAGAATAAGACAATCAAGAACCGATAATGCCCATCCCACATCCCCCTCTCCCCCGCTTACGTAAACCAAGACAACTGCCCGGATGCGCCGACAAATACAACACGGTGTCCTGCTGCCTCCGCTTCGGTGACCGCTTCTTCTCTCGCAATCTTTGCTGCTGGCGTTTCATGCATCTCGTTAATATAAACAATACCTTCGGCTCGTCGCGCAACGATTTGTTGCCTAGCGACAGTAAGCGCTCTTTGGAATTGAATTTGGCGTTCTATATTCACCCATCGCTGATGACGCCCATTCGAGATATGTCGGTCCCAGTTTCCTTGTGCGCCGCGCCAACCACAATGACAACTTACCGGTCTCACCACTTCAAGCTCATGGTACGTGTCATCAAACAAACGCACCATAATGACCTGGATTGCATGATGAAGCACCATGGGACTCGTTTCATAGCCGGCATTGCCCGGTTCTGGTTTGTAATTCACGAGTAACTGAAACACTTCTGGTTCCTCTCCGCGGTCGACGAGTCGGACATCGTCATCATGCATGTAAATACTCGCCTCCTCTCCGCATAACTCTACGACAATATTGTCCGCGACATCCATGATTTCATTGTAGAGGTCTTCGTCCGTTTCTTCGATTTCGTCCAATGTCATCCAACAGCGCATTACATCGCCCGGGCGGCGCTGAGAGAGGGTTGTCCGCTTGTGTTTGTGTAAGGCCCCGAGTGCATTCATTCCGCGTAAATACGCACCTTCCGGCATCATGTGTTGATTTTCTTCGAGTATCTCCATCATAGCATCCAGCTCCTTCTGAATCATTTCGTCAGGTGTCTCGACACTTGCTCTTGCCGGGACATATCCTGCACTGCCACCGCCGTCGCCAAATGCAATGATTGCTGCATTCTCCATCACTTCGTTCATTCGTTCACTCATTCGTTCGTTCGTTCGTTCGTTCGTTCGTTCGTGTATGTTGTTATGAATTGACAAAAGATTTCAATTTTTTTGTCAATAACTGGGCGCGGTGCAGCGCTTACCATCGGCCACGCACCATCCCCTGCACGACTGGTCCAGCACCAGCACCAGCACCAGCTCCAGCTCCAGCACCGTTTTGCTTCGCCATTTGTTTCGACGTCTGTTCTTGTATAAATTTCTTCACAGCAGGAAGGTTATCGACCGCACCCGATGTATCGATATAATTGTATACAGGATGTACTATACTCGTAGTTACAGGTTGGGTTATATTTTGCTTCACCTGCTTCTTGATATAATTTGATACAGTCTCAGATACAATGTGTGTGATTAGAATGAATATACACGTAGAAATAATGAGACGACGGTCAAAGTCACTAAATTTGTTTCCACCAAGAATCGCAAATTTGGAGTTTGTCCATGAAATCGTATTGAATCGAAGTAAAAGAACGAAGACCGCAATGTATAGGATGGTGTTCCGTAATACAGGAATATATTCCGGAACAGTATTGTAAAATCCGAGTAATATAATCGCGTATGTTCCATAAAAAAACACGTCAATGTACTTGTAATAATCCGAATATTTCGCGAATATTGGTTTCACAGTGTCGCGAATATAGGTAATAATTCCAACTATCAAATCCTCCAATGATGTCTTGATTGTATTCATGGAATGGAATAGAATGGAATGGAATGGAATGATATATAATGAAGAGATAAATATTACGTGGCAGTGGCAGTGGCATCCGCCACATAAAATGACAGCAACCTCGCGCTTGGGTCTAGAACACCTTCACAGAATGGATGGCGCCAATAGTACGGGATTGTATCTCCGCGCCCCGGATAAATACTCTCAAATACGCGACGATAATAAAAACTCTCCTTGTCATACGGTGGGTTATGAAGCGAATACAAGTAGTTATTCTTATTATTGTATTCTGTATCGGTAACAATACGGTCGGCGTATTCTTTAATCATTTGAACCCATGTCCGCCCACCATCTGCCGCCGAGCTGACACCGTCACTAAACGCCTCCTTTCTACGCCAAAGAACGCTATCCGGTAGAAGACCATCTTCATTCTCAAACGCTTTTCGAAGCAAGTATTTCTCCATTTTATCGTCAGTGAACTCCTTGAATCGCGCGGGAATACGCATCACGTAGGAAAGAAACTCCTTATCGGCAAACGGTACACGCGCTTCTAAACCAGCACCGCTGATACTCTTATCTGACCGCAGTAAATCAAAGAACCGAACATCGCGAATCATGCGCTCATTTTCGCGATGAAATTCGGCCTCATTTGGCGCCTTCTGGAATCCACGATACGAACCGAATATCTCATCCGACATGTCCCCACAATAAATAACGACATCATCCGTTTGCTGTTGAATGTACTTGCTTATCAGATAATTCCCTACTGATGCGCGAATGGTCGTAGTACAATAACTCTCGGTCTGATAAATCGTCTCGTAAATCGCGTCCAAGAAATCTTGCTCGGTGAGTGATACTTCATGATGACATGTTCCCAAGTGTTCGGCTACACGACGCGCCCATATCAAATCAACGGAACCGTCTAAACCGATGCTATACGTATTTAAAACTGTATCTGGTGAGGTGCGTTTCAATTCTCTCGCAACAATCGCCGTAACAAGTGAACTATCCAACCCACCGGATAATAAACACCCCACGGGTCGCTCACTCATGAGACGCTTTACGACCGCACTCGTAAATAATTCGCGAATATTGGCGCATATTCCCTTCTCCACGAGCGTTTCGTCCACCCCAGCGTCCGTATCCATCACCATCACTGGGTATGAATAATTCACGTGCAATTTCTTCAATGTGCTGTCCAGGCCGTCGCCCTCGCCCTCGCCCGCACCCTCGCCCTCGCCCTCGCCAATCATCACGGTGGCCGGTTCGTAATACGAGTGAAACACTGTTGCGGCTGCGTCCTCGCCAACATACTCCATATAACACCCCGCCGGAAATTGAACAATCGTATCACATATTGAATGAATCGATTTCATTTCACTTGCGATACAGAGGGCGTAATGGTCAGGGTTCAATGAAACGCATGCCAAATCGGAATATTCACCGCCGAATTGTCCGTCGTGACGAGATACGCCGATATAAAGCGCGCGCACACCCACAGGGTCTCGTGCAACATAAGTAGTCCCGGTTTCGTAATCATGCAGGACAAACCCGAATACACCATCCAGGCGACGAACCGTCTCCTTCATATTTCCGCCGAACTTGCGATACAAATGAATAATAATTTCGCAGTCGGACCCACTAGTATACTCGCCTTCCAATCCAAACTCGGCAATCAATTCACGGAAATTGTAGATTTCTCCATTACAAATCAACCGACAGTTTTTGAGGTGAAATGGTTGGTCCGCCGCCGCGTCCATCCCATTAATCGAAAGACGATGAAATCCCCATGCACGGGTATCATCCTTGAGAAACACAGTCTTATCAGGACCGCGATGACATGATAGCAAACAGTTTTCTTGTAATGTTTTTAGCTGGGTTAAGGATAATCGCGCGACAGTTTGAAAATAGAATATACCACACATGACGCTCGCGCTGAAATCACAGTAATATAGAATAAGACGCGAAACCTTTTATACCCTTTCGTCGCCCGCCGCCCGTCGCCCGCCGCCCGTCGCCCGCCGAAATCATAATATTTTCATAATATAAAGTATATTCTCATACATACATACAACGACAAGGACGACAATGGAGTTTTACGGTGTTGTAAACGGCGCATATTCAAATCATCATGACCGACTCGGCGAAATCAATGAACGTATTTCAGACCGCAATATACCGTCGACGGCATTACGCCCGGCGTATAATGTTCGACCTCTGTCATCCAAATATGCAATGATGCCGATTTTAGAGACACGACCGACCCCCACTGTACCAATTCAACCCTATCAGCATTTTACAACGGAAACCGTATTCAATCCAGGTAATGCGAAAGCGCCGTGGCGTGGATGGGCCGAACGCGTGAATGTAGAGTCGTCGCTTCGAAACCAATACTTCGCACTTCAGCGCAATGACCGCGCGGTTTATGTCCCGGAATCAACAAGTGACCTGTATCAGGTTGCAGTAGATGCGCGTGAAGTAGCGCAACCGAACCCATACTTGTTTGAGAATGGGGCCACGAACTTCAATCCCATGAACCCTAATCCCCACAATTTAGGGAAACTCACGTTTGAGAATTCAACCCGGTTTCAACTTCGTACATTGAACTGCACATTTGACGGGTTTTGTACGGGAGAAGGCGGCCCAGTCATCGAACCCGTTACCAATCGTATTCCCGAAGAACAACTGAAAAAGAAACAAAAGGAAAAGGAGCAAAAAGCACATGTGCAGGGAATTGAAGAGGGGTTTACCGGCGGGAGGTCTGGGGCAACGCGTGAAAACGCGGAAGTGCAGGGAAAGTTCCCAATGCATATACCGCGTGCGACTGCGTCGTCGAATGCGCGTGAATGTTTGACGATGCGAAGCCGGGCGTAGACAGACCGTCGTAGAAGGTATAAAAACAAAAATCGAATAGAACAATATATGCCGAATTATTGTTCTATTATAACACAATATAGCGCACTGAAATGGCTGAGAGAGCAGAGAAAGGAGAAGGAGAAGGACACCGCGACGGACAATGGAACGAACTGAACGAGATGACATTATCGGTGATGTCAAACCGAATACGATATGACAAATACAAGAAAACGTCCGGGAATGCAAGTGATGCACTGATAGAACAGTTTTGTAAAGAAAAAATCTACTATAAAGAACGAATATTGGCGATGACGCGTGACTTATTCCACGAACGATGCGAGAATGATGATATTAATCGGGGACATGATGAGTATTTGAAATCATGCATCGAATACTTGAAATGGTGTGATATTACTGAAATGGTGGAACAAGATAAACGGACAGAGATTCGTGAGGGGGATGCAGTATCGATACCGTCGCCGTCGCCGTCGCCGTCGCCACCCGCGTCGCAGTTGGAAACTGATGAAAGCATAGCGAGTCCAGAACCGGCTCCGGCGGCTGCGTCAACGCCAGCGCCACCATCGACGATACAGAACGACCGTATTCTTTCCTTTGCAAATAAAATGTGTATCCGAAAAAAAACAATGGATGATTTTATAGTGATGAAACCGATACCTGGAAATACAGACGAAGATATAAAGGCGCGATTACCGAAAATCCGTGATTACCACCAGGAAATCACGATGCGAATGGCAGGTGGCGCTGGCGCTGACGCTGACGCTTAACTGGACTGACCTAGGATTTGCAGAACGGATTGAAGAGTTTCGGGTGTATAAGCCGTCCATGGCGACGCCGAGACCGACACCGACGGCGGTACAGCTGGGTCATACCAATAATTACGAGAACCAATGAGTTGAAACACTCTGAATCCGTTGGTTGTTTCAGTTGATGTCTTGTCGTGGAGAAGGCGTTCGATGTCGTAATACGACGATTCATCACCGAATATAGAGGCATTGAATGCGCTGTCATTCGACTGGACAATGCCAAGAATATCGTCCTGAATGAAGTAATCGTAGTCCTTGTGGGGGATAATCAACGTCGTGACATAGTTCGTAATCGTATCGTGGATGTATGATAGGTACTTCATGTGAATCGTGTTGACCGGTTGGGGGAATCCCGAGTCCGATGCCGATGCCGAGGACGATGCCGAGGACGAGTCCGATGCCGATGATGCGTCGTCATCGGCGCTGGGGTACGAATTGGACACGATGGTATATACATAATACAACCGATTCTTGTGGTTGTAAAGAATGAACGCGGTCTTGTAATGAAGCGTCCTTGCGCTATTATACACGCTGATGCGATACATGTACCGCGTGATGGGTTGCAATGGGTTGATACATGCGTGTGAAGACATGACATCATCTTCGGGGGGGTTCAGCGGCGACGACGACGACGGTGACGACTCATAAATGTCGAGAAGTGCTTCGGTGGCGGATGCTTCGAGTGCTTCCATGTCGTCGTGTTCTTCTTCTTCTTGGTGGTCACGGTGGTAATGCACACCACCACCGCCACCATTACGGCTGGTCTTGCTGCGACGCCCTGTGTGTATTTTATATTTCCAGATACTGGCTTCACGAAATGATGGAGTCGATAGGTGGTGGGGGCGGTCATCACGAGGACCCGCGGCAACGACATTATTCAGTGCCTTCTTAGAACTAGAACGAGTTTTTACGACCATGAATGCGAGTAGACGAGTATTACGAGTATACGAGTATTACGAGTAGACGGACGTGGACGTGGACGTGGACGTGGACGATATTCTACTACAAATAGAAATATAAACACTTCAATTTTTTATGACATAATAGTATAGGTTTAGTATTTCACATCATGGAACAAAACGACGTCGCTACTGTAAAAGATAATAAGACATTTAAAGATGTAAGTTGCGCGCCAAGAGACGAGACCGACCCCAACATCAACGAAACCAAAGATTTCTCATGTTATTCATCGAAATCTCTCGAAAAACTGAGATTAATGTGGAATCGACGCCACCCCGACCAGAAAATCACCGACACCGACCCTCGCGCAATATGGACCGAACTTAAAAATAATATGAACCGGGTATGTCATCAGGAAGCGTGTTGGCTGCGCCAGAGTTTCGCATCGTCCGGAATGGACCGAGAGATGCTTCATTACACCTTTGCACCGCAAGCGCCAAAAGAGTGGAAGAAGAATATCCATGAGTGGTTATCGAGTATTGATATCGCCAATTCTCTCAAACAATACGAACACGCGGTTCCGTCGTTTATGTTTATTGGGCCATCCCCCGTCGATTTCGATAAAGTGTTGGAAGACGGTGAATGTGTCTGGGAAGAGTTGTGTAAGTTCGATATTATGAAACACGTCAAAAATGGACACCAAAAAATAGGTATTGTATTCAATACAGACCCGCATGATAAACCAGGTGAGCATTGGGTGTCCATGTTCATCGATGTACGTGCGCGGGTCATCTTTTTCTTTGATAGCACGGGAGACCGACCGCAAAACAGAATCCGCGCATTGATGAAACGAGTGCGCGAACAAGGCGAGGCCAACGGAATCCCATTCAAGGAATATATCAATGACGTGCATCATCAGAAGAATGATTCGGAGTGCGGCGTCTATTGTATTTTCATGATTATTCACATGTTACTCGGAAAAATGACCGTTCATGATTTCTTGGATAAGAAGAAGAAGTTGACGGATAAATATATGCAGCGGTTCAGACGGAAGTTTTTCAATGTGGATGAGAAGGTGCCGACGCCGAATGTGGACTTTTAGGGGCGTTGGCCCGCCTACCAAACTATGTCATTTAGATGATAAAAAATAATATATATATATAAATGGTTCGTAACTCCGAAAAGAAAATGACGCGGAAGATTCGCAAGAATCGACAAACGCGTAGAAAACGTGTATTAAAAATCAAAACAAAATTTCGGAAAAACCGAATGCATAAAACGATGAAGGGGGGTGTCTGGATAAGTCGTAACACATTACGTGAACAATTAATGTCAACTGGTGACTTAGGTAAAGAAATAAATTGGCATCTGAATGATATTGCGGAATATATCGCAAAGAAACGTAGGGCAGGAGATAGTTTGATAATATCTTACAATGAGGCGCTTAAACTTACCAATCCTGCTTCCACTTCCGAGGTTAAACAAGCATGGATGCCAGTCGCCCCAGCGGCCGATAGTGTCCAAATGATACAATTTATTCCAGATATCGTTAGAGATATACCAGTTTCAATTGAGGTTTTAATAGAAGAGATTAAAAAACAGTACAGGGAACTATGTCCTACTAGTATTGCATGTGGAAACGACCATCCCCTATATACATTAACGCCGGATGAGTTTGACCGAGTGTTACGCGATGTATGTAGTGGTGAAGTACATAAACGTTTGTGCTTCGGTGAGAGTTGCACAGGGGATATACCTATGATAAATGATAAATATGATAAATATGTTAAATTAAAAAAATCATTATCTAATATTGTTAAAACACCTACTCCTTCTCCTTCCAGTTATAGCACTACGTTCGGTAGTATTACATCGCCGTCAGAAGGTAACAATTTAGATTTTACTATAATGCTAAAATCGGGCCAATTGGGCCCATCGCTCCAATTGGACGAATATGATCGTGCATCTCTTAGTGTATCTAGTAGTGTATTACAAATATATTCTCAACTCTATCATCTTTTAAAAAACGACCTACTAAACCCCAATAAGATAATTTGTAAAGCATGTATAATTGTAATGCCACCTTTCAAAAAAGCCCCCCCTCCCCCACCCAACATGGGTGGGCATGGGGCTAGCATTCCTTCACCGATAACATACGGTTACCGGTCATTTACCAATGACCTAGCATTTAGATGGGTAAAATTGCTGAAGGACGAACGACTAGAGCCAAATAGTTATTGCGCGTCAAGACAAAATAAAAGAGTTATTATGGAACCAGATAGTAAACTAAATTACACCATGTCACCTTTAGTAATACCGACGGATTTATTACCGGATGTTACCTGGAGGTGGGAAAGCAATATTCCTGGTGGAGGTGGTGGTGATTTTTCTCCTAAATACGCGAGGGTTTTTGAAGATGTGTCAAAATCTAAAAATGAAAATGGAAAAGTATTTAAGATGGAAGGAGAGAAATGGATTGTCAATTTAAACGAAATGAACCTCTACAACAGCGACAGTAATACACTTATAGCGAAAATCAGGCGGGTAGAGTATAATCAATCCCAACATCAATCGTTGTTAAATGACATGGTACAAATGTTAATTAATCTAAATCGAAATACAACAATTTCAAATTTCCAACTCAGAAATCCCAAAACGACTTTTAATGATGATGATAAAGTTGAAATGACTCATATAGTTGACGAAAATGGATTTTATTATTATTATGAACTTAAAATACAAAAAACAACTATACCAGTTAAATCTGCAGATAATTCAGACACAAATATTAAAGCGGTTATTATAGAGTTTAAAGTATTCAGTGAAGACGGAATATGCAGTAAAGAAATAATATTTGTTTCGTATGAACGTCCTTCCCCCACTGATGCTTTTTCAGTATTACCAGTATTAACAGGATATATTAGTGATGAAAAGGATTATCAGGTTAGTCCAGAAACGATGAATAGCGCAATTCTTACACTATTTAATGAAAAGTTTCTGGAACTACAACGTAGTCTCTATCAGGTTGAACCTGACAACAGTGTATTAGACCTGACCGATGATGATGGAAATTTGGCGGCAAGAGGTAATTCGAAACATAGTACAAAATTACAACCATTACCACCATTACAACCATTACAACCATTACACCCGCCAGACGCAGCCTCAGACGGCTCTACGTATAGTGATATCTCCACTATTATTTTGACAAAAGGTGTTAGTAATTTTAGCTGGTCTATTGCACCAGCAACAGATATACAAAAAGGTGCATTTACTGCCGTAAATAAACACATAACTACAACACCAGAATGGACTCTTGAACATGGTCAAACAACTTTTCCGGTTGATAATCGAATGGCCGGTCCTCAAGAAATTAAAGTAAACGTTAGAGTACTTACGGTAGACGCCCGAAACCAATTATTATCCGCAACATATCAAGGACAAGACTCAGTACCGTATCTATTATTTGCAAATGCCGCAGAAGCACAAAAGCATATAGAATCCAAAATGATGATTTAATTCCTTAGTAGGATAATAAAATAATTACAATTGTGTATAAACACATCCACACCCGAATATGTCATCTCTCGTTACTCAACAAAACAAAGAACTCCTCTGGGGGCGTTGGCCCGGCCTGGCGACCGGGCTCTATCGTAAATTATATAAACCCACCACGGTATATATCATTTAATAACATCCGCCTCCACCCGAATATGTCATCTCTCGTCACTCAACAAAACAAAGAACTCCTATGGGGGGTCTTGGCCGAAGAAGGTATATTCGATAGTATCCCCTCTAGTGTGACTCCCCAAGAAATCAAGTATGTATTCGAACATATTCTGAGAAATCTCTCGACAAACATTCCGGCAATTCACGCAGGGCGGCTGAAAGAACTCCATCAAGCAAAACACAAGGCCATCGCCGAAGAAGACTATGATACCGCGAAGAAAATCCGCGCCACAATCAGCGAAATGGAGGCGCTGATGCCGCGATTAGAGAAACTGGAACAGCGTAAACAACTCGCAGTCCAGGCCGAGGATTTCGAGACGGCGAAGCAGCTGAAAAACGAGATTGACCGGATTCATGCGGCCACCGTTTCATTGAAAGAACTCAATAAGGTCGCGCTTCAATCTCTCGTCATTCATATTCCAAAGATGGCGCGAGAGATGAGCGCGATGAAAATGGGCGGGGGCGGCGTCGGCGTCGGCGGTAGCAGCAGTGTCGGCCTGGTTCCGCAGGTCCGAGAGATTTACAATGCAGAAGATTTTCATTCGAAAAAACGGGAAGAAATCGAGACGAAATTGCGCGAGAAGGAGGCGGAGATGCGGTCGTATCTTGAAGTCCCGCGACCCCAGGAAATCGATTTTTCCGATGTTCCGAGAGATTCACGGAATCCCGTGAAGAAGAATAAGGGCGGAGGCAACGGTGGCGACAACGACAATGACAATGACAATGACAATGACAGTCCACTTGCAACGAACAGTGATGATATGGAGAAAATTATTGCCGAGAGAATCGCGGCCAGACAACGCGACTTGGATGAAATCACCGAGAGAATGAAGGCGACGAACCCGCCGCAACCGCCGACGCCCAGAGAGTATACCACAAGAGAATTAGACATACCGGCGCCGGCGCCCACGTCGCTGCCCGTACCATTAACAATGGACGCAGATGGTACAAACAACTCACGTCGAGTGAGATTTCAGGAGGATAATCCAATCCTTCTGAAACTGAAGAAGAAACCGGCGGCGGATGATAATTGATTATAAGATTAATATTACAATAAAAAATTGAAGCAACATGCTTATTTTCGTATAAATAATATCTTCAAACATGGTTTTTATATATGCAATTCAGTTAGAAGAAGGAAAATATTACATTGGAAAAACGAATAATCCACAATTTCGATTAGACAGCCATTTCAATTCAAATGGTTCAGAATGGACAAAATTATACAAACCAATAAAAGTATTAGAAGTTAAATCAAATTGTGACGATTACGATGAAGACAAAATTACAATCCAATATATGGATAAATATGGCATAAATAATGTTCGCGGTGGTTCATTTGTTTCTATGAAATTAGATAACTCATCTATAGAGACTTTACGTAAAATGAGTAATGGAGTACATAACAGATGTTTTGCTTGTGGAAAACCAGGACACTTTGTTAAAGACTGCCAACAAGATGAAGATGGTTGGGAAACTGTAAGTGAAGATGAATACGATGTATGGGTTTGCGAATATTGTGGTAAAGAGTTCAATGAAAAAACTAAATGTGAATATCATGAAAAATATTGTAATTTAAAACAACACACCGATGACAGTGAAAGCAATGAGGACGACGATTGTTGTTTTCGTTGTGGCAGAAAAGGTCATTATGCTTCATCATGTTATGCTGTAAAACACATTAACGGATATTATTTATAATCATAATAATTGATTTCATATTTTTACTATATATTTACCTGAATCGGAATAACCAGCCAATCGCACCCGCATCGTCAAGGCTTTCATGAAAATGTTGGAGCGGGCGGGCCATCGGCCCGCTGGCGCAATCATTTTCATGAAAGAATTATAGGAAATCCACCCGCGACTGTTCCCCCGTCCCCGTCCGTGGGTCCGCTGGTATGATTGTCCGCTTCCCACGTTCCACCAAGTTCCCCATCTTGTAAAGTTCGAGGTCATAAATGATATGCGTGTCGGGGTCTTCCGCATATTCTTTGCCATTGACGACCAACTTACGCAACGCAATCGACTTCGATTGTTTGTTCAGTTTCTTCGTCTTGTCGTCCTCCTCTGCATCAATATTCGGCTGGTAAGCGAGAGATTCCTCACCGACACCTGCGCCAAATGAGTAACATTGCAAGCGTTCTTTCGCGCCAGCCGTCGCATGAATCATACAATCAAACGACGACTCCTTCACCGCCGTCAAAATCTGGCGTGTAATGCGTTCCTTGATATTCGATATTTCATAGAGAGACTGGTCAGTACTCATCGGCGTCGACCCGTCCGTCTTGCTCTTATCGTTCATCCGAATATTCAGGGATTCGTCATTGTCCGTCGCCATTTGACGCGCAGTAAAACGCATGACGTACAAAAATACATCCACGGTTCGCAACTCTTCTGGTAAGTCAATGTGGCTACAAATACGACGCGCGCGTCCAATAATCTGTTCTGTGCGAACAGGGTGCCAGTACGGTTCGGTGATATGCACATAACGCACATTACGCAAGTTGATACCTTCCGCACCCGACGCTGTAATCATAAGAATCTTAATCACTTCACCGTACATGTTATTCGTGAACCGTGCACTGAGTTGTTCCGTAATCGATTTCGGCACATTCTTCCACTTGCTATTGAAGATATTGCGGATGATTTCTTTTTCCTCCGCGGTTTCAGTTCCCGTATAAAGCGCAAAGCAGGGGCGTTCTTGTTCTTCCGCGCTCATATCAATTGTCCAGTCGCCGAGAGATGACTGTTTGATTTTGAATTGAGAGAATCCGTTGGTTTCAAGTATCAACTTGATAATCCCGATACCTTCTAATGTGCGGAACTGGCTATAGACGAGATGAAGACCGACATGTTGTTTATTGAGGATATTTTCAAGGAGGTGCAGGAACTTGGGACTATATGTTGCGAGTTCATCCGGAATAAGAAAACTGCCGGCGCTTACTTTCAAATCGTGGATGGCTTTGGTAATCGCGGCCTGGTATTGTGCGACGTAGTCCTTTTTACCGGATGTCGCTGCCCCCGCGCCCGACCCCGACTTTTTAGCCGACCCCGCCATAACAGCCGCCACTGCATCGGAGTGTTCACCGGTGATGACCATTTCAGCGTCGTTGTCATCACTGTCGTCGCCATTTCCATTGGGACTCTTGACACCATCCAGCATATTCTCGTCCATTGCGGCAGCACCGCCTCCTTCTCCTGCTCCTTCTCCTTCGGCGCTTTTGGGTTTACGTCCGCGTTTCGGCGCCCCCGCCGCGCCCTTCCCGCTGCCGCTGCCGCCGCCACCGCTTTCCATTGCCCGTGCAATACGCGCTGCCAACATTTCGGCCGTTTCATGCGCTTCACCCATGGCACCCGCATCAGGCATACGTCCAAGTGCCGCCGACTTCTCCATTTCAGAAGCGGCAGTTCCATCATCCCCAGGCAAGGGACGACGAATCGATGGTGGAAATACGAAATTGCAAAAAGCGCGGGAAAAAATACGATAGGTGGATGAAACGTCGTCGTATACACTGTCGCCTCCGGCGCCGCCACCACCGCCGTCCCCGCTTTTCTTGCCTGCAGCAGCCGCCCCCGCCGCCCCCGCCGCCCCGCGTTTCTTCGCCTTCTTCTTCATATTCGATTCTTGGTTGCGTTCAAGGTCGCGCACACGTGAATAAATCGCGAACTGATAATCGCTCATTTCAACTTCGACAAGGTGGAAATTGGCGCCGGCATCATACGCCGGCAGAAGTTTCTCTTGCGCGCTGCGAAAATACGAAGTAAGACCCAAAATACGGCGAATAAATAAGTCGCGGTTCTTGAACTCTAATGTGGCCGGGTCGATAA